GTCCCATAGGCAAAGGTTGGAGAGATTTTACCCCCCCTACCGGTCGCGCGGATGCTCCCAACCTGGTGTCACGCGGTCGAGGCGCAGTTCGTGAGCGGCGGCGCGGCCCTTGAGCCAGCGGTTCTCGACCACGCGCTTCAGGTTCTTGTCGCACCAGTCGCAGAGACCCTGCCAGTTGGCACTGTCCCAGAACTTCGCGCGATCACCCTTGTGCGGTTCAACGTGATCGAGCACCGAGGCCGCGACCACCACGCCATGAGCCTGGCAGCACACGCACAGCGGATGCGACTTGAAGTACCCGGCGCGCGCTTTCTGCCACTGCGTGTCATAGCCACGCTCACGTGCCGAGCCACGACGCTCGGTTTGGTGCTTGCTAAAACGCGGAAGCTCGGAGTGTGACTGGAGCCACGTCGGACGAAACGTCTTCGGCGCAAACGGCATCAACACCCATGCCCAGAAATGCAGAACGCCCGCCAGCTGTTTATGCTGACAGGCGCAAGGCGCTAACAATGGATTACCTTGTCAATGATTCGCAGACGCTCGTCAAGCCCCTGCCCTTGACCTTCCACTTGCTCAGCTCGAAGCCTTCCATCACATCGAGAAAGGCGAGGAACATCGTGTGCATGTCGCGCCAAGCCTGCTCACGGCGATCCGCCTCGCGGTGATCAATGCCATGGTAATCGAGCACGCAATATTCGGTGATGACCCTGCCATTGCGGTGCGCGCGGCGGCGCTCGATCAGTACATTGCCCTGCCGGTCATAGACAGGCAGCGCCTTCACCCTCGGCAAGGCGATCTCGCGCGGCAGCTGCTTGCGCCTCTCCGCATGTGCCATGACCTGGCACAGAGCGTAGCCATCGTGAGCAAACCATTCCGCCAGCTTCGCATTGATGGTGTGGGCATCCTGGTGCGGCTCATACCAGCCATTGATCAGGCCGCCGCTTATCCGCTCCCGGCCGAGGCCGCTCATCGCCAGACCAGGGGACGGGAAGTTCGAGCCACCCATTGATGACGCCGCAAGCACGATCTCATCGGCGTAAGCCCAGACCAGGGCGCCCCAAGCCGTGATGTCACGCTTCAAATCGGGCTTGTGGGAGGCTAGGGAGGGTAGCTTTCCGCCGTTTGCCTTGCCTCCCATAAAAGCTGTTTCACAAGCCATTGTTTTATCTCCTATCTTTTTTCCTATGGGAGGCTAGGGAGTGTAGGGAGGGTAGAGTGTAATGATTTTCAATAGATACGACGGCAGTCTCGGCACAGGCACAGCACTCCTTCTCTATGTGTAACGCGCGACTCTACCCTCCCTAGGCTCCCTAGCCTCCCATTCGTGAAAGCCGGGTCTTGATTTTCCTTGCCTTTTCCCCGCACCCCTTGGGAGGCAAGCCCCGAGCATGGCGCATCTACCCTCCCTAGCCTCCCATGTTGTCGTCATGGGTGTGCGAGGCGACGGCGAACTCGCCGCTGACGCGCAACCCGCAGTAGACGCTGATCGAAGACTTGCCCTTGGTGAACCCGAACTGCGCGGCGGCCTTTGGCAGGCGGCGGTTGAACGTCGTGCCGCTGATCGGCGTGATGCCTTGCCGCTTGCAGTAGGAGACGAAGACCGAATAGAGCCGCCCGGCCTCGACCTGGTCGAGCTCGTCGCGGGTGATCTCGAGGGCCGCGCGCACGAAGGAGCCGATCAGATCGCTCTCCTCGCGATACTCCTGCGTCGCGGCCCTGACCTCCTCGGGCGGGTTCAGCCCGCCGAGCTCGAGGTATTCGGTCAGGCCCGCGATCAGCCAGTTGAGGATCCCTGAGCGCTCGGCCCAGAGCTTGTCGGAGAGCTGCTTGTCGACCTTGTCGACCGGGATCTGCACGTCGAAGGGCACGAGTAGCACGCGCCGCCAGATGCCGTCGTCGTTGCCGCGGATGGTCGGCTTGCGGTTCACCGAGATCGCCAGCTTGAAGGTCGGATAGATGTCGTTGAAGTCCTGGTTCAGCCGGCGCACCGGCAGGGGCTCGCCCGATGTGAGGCCCTTGATCAGGCTCTCGTCGAAGCTGAGGCCCTCGCGCGGCTCGGCGGTGCGCACGAAACGCGCGCCAGGCAGCCGGGCCAGGTCAGGCGTCGCCTCGGAGCCCTTGCCGCCGCGGCTGTCATTGACCAGCGTCGAGATCGGCACCGAGGTCGAATAGTCGGCAAGGATCTTTGCCACGATATCGACCAGCGTCGACTTGCCGTTCCGGCCCTCGCCATGGAACAGTGCGAAGACCTGCTCGCGGGTCAGGGCGGTGAGGCAATAGCCGAGGTAGCGCTGCACGAAATGCTGCACGGCCTCGTTCGGCAGGACATCACGGATGAATGCCTCGAAGACCGGCGCCTGCGCCTTGGGCAGATAGTCGACGTCGGCCAGCTTGGTGATGAGGTCGTCGCGATTGTGATCATCGAGGCGAACATGCGCCACGCGCTTCAGCCGCTTCACGTCGGGATCCGGGCATTCGAGATCCTCGACCATGGTGACGGAGAACCGCAGCGTGCCGTTCGAGACGTTGAGCGCGAGGGCGTCCTTGTCGAGATCCTCGAGAGGCCGGGAGATGTAGGCGACAGTCTCGTTCAGGAGGCCGCTGATCTTGCCGGAGTTGCCGGAACTCACGGCGAATCGCCGCCGCCTGGCCCTTCGGTCGGCCACGGCCGCCTGCGCCTTGCGGCCGCGGGAGATGGCATCCTCGAGCGCTGCGATCTCGGTCCGCAGCCGGTGGCGCTCTTCCTCGTCCTTCGATGTCAGCTCGCCCAGCCGGTGCCGTGCTGTCGCGAGCGGCGTAATCGCATCCTCGGCCTTGTCGATCTCCGCCTGCTCGTCGGAGGTGGGCAGGATCACCAGCGGCTCGAACTTGATGGCCTCGACAGTCGTGTGACAGAACGGCCTCGTCTTCCGCCCGTCGACGTCCTCGGCCCATCGCCGGCCGTCCCAGGCATGGAAGCCTACGTTCTGCACATGGATCAGCTCGGTGCCATGGCGGTGCCGCAGCCGGCGGGAGTTGCCGAGATCGTTCTGCGGCTCGGCTGCGCAGACCTTCAGCAAGTCGAAATTGATGTTGAGGCCATCGGCCGAGACCTCGCCGGGGTCATCAGCCTCATCGTGCGGCGCTTCGCCAGCCGAAGGCTCCGGGCCACCGGCAGCCGCTGCCTCAGGCTGATGGGCGAAGGAGGAAAGCTCCTCGGCGTCCGCAATCGCCTTGATGATTCCCTCGGGGTCGCTCACGCTTCACCTCGCAGCATGTCGTTGAAGTCGGAGCCCTCATCCGCCCAGGCGGCGCGGATCACGCGGCCCGGCATGGCCCAGCGCCTGGCAAAGCGCAGCAGCGTGTTGCGCGTGGCAAGCCGGTCGCTGTCACCATCTCCCAGCAGCAGGATGCTGTCCACATGGTCCGGCGGCGCCAGCGTGGCGTCATCGGCAAAGTCAGGGTCCGGCCCCGGCACGCGCACGGCGCGGGTGCGGCCAAGGGAATCGGTCAGGGTGAAAGTCGGGTGCGGCACGGCGCCCGCACTGCGCCCGCCGAGATTGCCGAGGTTCACGCTCGACCAGTAGAGCGTCCAGGGCATGGGCCCCTCCCTCGTCTCCACGCACTGAACCGAAAGCACCGTCTCGATCCCCTCGCCCACCACCAGCCGCGTGGCGACGGGCAATGGCGGGCCGCCGAGGTGGATGTGCCCGCCCTTCTGCGAGCCCCGCACCTTCTTTGCGTCGAGCAGCTCGCCCGTCACCGGGTGCACGATCTCCGCCTTGCCGGACTTGGTGGCCAGAGCGGGTTCGATCCACGTCACATGGCAGCCCTGGAACACGCCGCTGCGGCCGACGATCGCCGCCACCATGGCAGGGCCGGAGTGGATCACCTTCCACTCGCCATCGATGTTGTGCCAATAGGGAAGGTCGGAGGCCGCGCGCAGCTTCGCCCCCTGATGCGCGCGAAGTCCGCGATGCGCCAGGTATCGCTCGGCCATGGATCCGTCGATCGGCCCGGCCTCCTTCCAGATCTTCCGTGCCCGGCTGATCTCCTTCTGGCGGAATTCATTCTCCTCCGCCGCCATCCGCGCGGACTCCGCCTTGCGCTTCGCCTCGAGCTCGGCCACGCGCCTGGCACGGGACTGGCGTTCCTCTTCGGAAACCGTGCGCCCCGGCGCGGGCCGCCCCGCCAGCATTTCGACGGCCTCGAGGAACTCGCAGCCGTGAACATGCCGCGCCAGGGCAATGGCATCACCGCCCTCCGCACTCTTGCGGCACCAGAAGATGTTCTTCTTGATGTTCAGCGAGAACCTGTCGGTGCCGCCGCAGCCGGGGCACGGCCCGACGTATCGGGTCTTGCGCGAGATCACGTGCGAGGCTGCGACCAGGTCCAGCGCGCGCTCGATCCGCATGCCGCGCGCCTCCTCGATCCACTCCTCGAATGCCGGGTCGCGATGGCTCACAGCACGTCCCCCGACCTGAAGGCCATCATCAACAGGAGCGATGCGCGCGGGTGGCAGAGAGGGCCTTTCATCAACGGCACGCGCTGCTTTTCCTCGGTCAGTACATAAATGCCGAACTGCCGGCCGCGCTCATAGGACAGCTGCTCGGCATCGCTCCAGCGGCGGTCTACAGATGATCCCTCGCCCCGCCAGATCTCGTCGTACGCCATGCGGAAGATGGGACACGCGACGATCTCCTGATAGTCGGCAGTCCTGGTTGCAGCTTGGACCATCAGAGCAACCTCCCCTGTCGCATAGGTGGAGAGGGCGGATTCGGATGTGGCACTTCACCCGGTCCACCCTCTCCCGGCGCCTGGGCTGCGCCGTTCCAGATGATGTGCCGGTGGCCGCTGCAGGCCCAGCGCATCAGGCCGTTGGATGGCCTGCCCATGCCAAACATCGGATGCTGATCGCAACCCGTGCTGATGCAGCGCTTCTCTATTGGCATGACGCACCCACCTGCGGGAGGTCATAGTCTCCAGGCTGCTCGAGCTTCGCCCGGCACGGCGGGATCCACAGCATCGGCATGCGCTCGACATTGCGCATCCAGCCGATCCAGCAATAACTGGTCGCCGTTGATGCCTTCGGGTCGCAGCGCCCCTTTACCATCGGCACACGCTCGGCGAACTGCGCCACAAAGGTCGGCGGGGTCCGGCTCCATAGGGAATCATAGCGGTTGACGCCTTCAAGAAACGACGTGCGCACCAAAACCGCGCACCCGATCCGTGCCTCTTGCAGTGCCTTGCATATGAACGAGTGCGCTAGCCGAAACGGCGGGTTGGTGATGATGAAATCAACCCCTTCCGGCTTAGGCTCGAACAGATAGTCGCAGCGCTCGAACCCGAACCCATAGTCGAAGATGTCGCTTGCCCGCCGCGACCCGAAGTAATCCGCAAGCCCGCGCAGAAGGAACCCACGGTTCGCCGCGGGCTCCCATAGCGAGGCGCTCTTGTGTATCTTGACGACATGCTCCATGAGCGCGCGGGCAGCCCACGGTGGGGTCGGGAAATCGTCAAGCGAATCATGCGGCTCCGCTCGTTGCTGCATCACCGCGGATGATGTGTTTTGCGCCATCAGGGCTCCCCTCTCAGCGCGTCCTCGATGTCGGCCAGCTTCACACCAAGCGACGCCTGGATGGCGAAGCGCGTGTAGCCCCTGCCCTTGAGCGCGCGGATGCGCTCGGCCATCGGCGTCGCGGCTGCGGAACCATCTGCAGACGGTCTCTGCTGGGCAGGGCGAAAGTTCATGACCGCACTGTCGACGGCGTACGAGTTCCAGAACCCGGGCTCACCCGCGCCAGGCTGCCGCGCAGCCTGGCTCAACGCCGTGGTGACCAGCGAGGCGCCAAAGCGCGCGATGTTGCGGCGGAGCGTGCCGATCGCCATCGTTTCGAACGGCTTGATGGCGCTCTTGGGCTTGGGATAGACCAGCGGCGTGAGGCCCGCCGCAGTGCAGACCTGGTCGAGCGTCACGGCCCATTCCGTGCCAGCCGCGCGGGCCGCCTTGAACAGCTGCAGGATGGAAACCGGTGTGACGTTGCCATTCACCGCCGTGAAGATCGCCGCCTGGTCTCGCGCATGGGCCTCGACGATGGCACAGGGCACCTTTTCGTACCCAAGCAGCAAAGCGGCGGTCGCTCGGTGCTGCCCGTCGATGATCGCGAACACGTCGGTTCCCGGCACCGGGGCCACGATCAGCGGCGAAAACCGGTTCCAGTCGAACTCGTTGCAGATCCTGACGATGGTTGCGATGCCGCGACGCTCGATCGGGCGCTGATAGACGTCATCAATGCGAAGCGTCGAGAGCGGCAGGAAGTCGAGACGCGGCGGTCGTCCCGCGCTTTTTGGAGGCGCAATGATAACGTCTGGCCTGGCAAGAGGTCGCAGCGCGCTCATGGCAGCACCTTCATTGGCCTGAGCACATCCTTCAGGCCCTCGGCAAGCTGCCCCAGCAGCATCGCCGTTGCCTGCGGCGACAGGACCATGTCAAACTTCTGATCGTTCCGCGTTGTTACGGTTAGCATGAGCCCGTCATCCGGGTGTTGGTGCACGAAGGCCAGCTTCAGCTTGTCGTGAATAGTCGGCATCAGCGCCTCCCTGCGGAAAGGTGATTGCGCAGCAGGGGCTTCCTCGGCACCGCTGACGTGTAGCAGCGCGCGGCATGGTCCGCGCAGTAGCTCTCGCCATCGCCCGCATGGTCGCCGCAGTAGCGCACCGCGCCGTCGGGCTGGTCGATCGGGAACCGGCACGCGCCCGAGCGCGGCATGTCAACCAGGTCTAGGCGCGAGGCCTGCCCCATGAAGCCCTCGGCAAAACAGCGCTCGACCTTCTTTCCGGAATCACCCGCCACCATGTTGCTAATCGGCCGCTGCTGCGGCGCTGCGGGTGCGCCGAGCTTCAGTCGGCGGCGAGTGTTGCGGGCCTGCCAAACAGTGATCGACAGCTCGTCGGCGATCTGCGGGTCGCTCTTGCCCTCAGCCACCAGGCGGGTCACATCCTCGGCATTGGCCGGCAGCCCCGCAGGGCGGATCGTGCCGGGCAACCCGGACACGCGCCGGGCATAGCGCACGTCCTCGGCGTGGATACCGATTTCGGAGGCGATCTCGCGGTCGGTGGCGCCCTGCTCGAGCCGCGCCTTGATCAGCGGCACATGCGCAAGGCCCGGGCTGCGCGGCTTTCCCACGCGCAGCGACACCGCCTTGGTGCCTTGCAGCGCGCATGGCGCGTCGATCTGGCCCTTGTCGCGCAGCCGGTAAACGCGACCGCAAATGGCGCTCCGCGACTTGCCGAAGCGGGCCGCGATCTGTGCAGAGGAAAGATTCTCCCCGAGCAGCGACAGCAGCAGTTGGTCGTGCTCCGCCGTCCATTCGCCGTAGCGCTGAGACATGATCACGCCCCCGGCTTCACGACGCGCGCGACGGCAGCGGCGTCGATGAGATCGGCGCACAGCGCGTTGAGCGCGGCGATCGCTTCTTGCACCTGGCGGCGGGTATCGCGGCGCTCGGCGGCCGTCAGCTGGCCGTCCTGCATGGCATGGAGGATGCCGCACTCGACGTCGCGCACCTCCGACACGATGCGGTGCAGGTGGGCCAGCGGCGAGATGTTCGCGTCGGACGCGGTCACGGAGTTCAGGGAGTAGCCGCTGCGGTCGGCAAGCGCCGCCGTGACGATGGGCTGCCCGCAGTCGGCCTCGAGAAGGGCGACCTGATCGATGCGCGGCCAGCGGTCCAGATGGTGGGCCGCCATCGCTTCAGAGATGTGAGACGCCTGACCGCCTGTGATCTCGGCGGCGCGCTTCGGCCCGCCGCAGGCAATCACCAGGTCCCGATAGAAGGCTTTCAGTTCAAGGGGAGGTCTTGGTTGTGTCATGGGAGTTTCCTGATGATCAATTCCCGTGAAGAGGTGAGGCCGTGGCGCTATCTCTGAACCACGGTGAGTAGTTTTGGAGTTCAGGATGACGATGATCGAAAAAATGGGCGGAGCTTGTTGGGCTCCGCCCCAGTCTCTAGGGAGGAAACGCGCGGATGACCCGCCGCGCCGGGGTTTCGTGCATGGGCCGAATCTGTTGAGATGGATGCGGGACGGCGGTTCGAGCGCCGCCCCGCTGGCAGCAGACAAAAGAGATCAACCATGTCCACCACCGAAGCCGCCGTCTTCACCGTTACATGCCCGAATTGCGGACAGCAGGCCGAGAAAAGCCTCGCTTGGCTCCATGAAGACGGTCATTTCGTTTGTGCCGGGTGCGGGACCGGCACGCAGTTTGACGGCCCGGCCATTCTCAAAGAGATGCAGGGCGATTTTTCCGAGGGCAAGGCACAGATCGCCCGGCAGATTGCGCGGCTCAATCGCATGCTCAAGCGCTGAAACCGCGTCCCGAAACGTCGATGTGTCGATGGTTAGCTTGATGTGTGAGCTCGCCATCAGGCTGCCTCGGACGAGGAGGCAGCAGCAAAAAAGTCATTTGGAGATACAGCCCCGCCCGTAATATCGGAAATCGTGCGCATTTGGTCTGCACGCGGCGTGCGCTCGCCGGAGCACCATTTCCGGACAGCGCCCTCAGAACAGTTCAGGAGATCTGCCATTGCCCCCGGCGTCAGCGAGTGAAGCTTGATGTATTCTTTGAGCGTCATGGCGCGCAGAGTTCCCCGATTTGGGGAACATTGTCAAGTAGAACTTCCCCAACATGGGGCGCATTGCGTCGCCAGACCTATGGCAGGATGCCCCGTAATGGGAAACAACCTACGCAAACTGAGGGAACTGAAAAACTGGACACAGCAGCAAGCTGCTGAAGCCATGGGCTACTCCAAAAGTGGATATTTGAAGCTCGAGCGCAGTGAGCGAAGGCTGAATTTGCCTATCATTGAGCGAGCAGCTGAAGTGTTTGGCGTCTCATCCAGCGAGATTTACACAGAAGAAGTTCCACTCGTTGGGTATGTCGGGGCGGGCGCTGAAATGCACTATTATGCTGATGGCGACAATCCAAACGACTTTGTGCCGATGCCTCCAGGAGGCGGAGAAGATACCGTCGCTGTGCAGATTCGCGGCAGCAGCCTCGGCAGCATCTTCGACACATGGCTTGTGTACTATGACCAAGTCCGTGATCCGCCATCCTTCGACATGCTTGGAAAACTTTGTGTGGTTGGATTGGAAGATGGCAAAGTTCTCGTCAAGAAACTTCGCAGAGGGTCCGCTCCTGGACTTTACAATCTGGAAAGCATTACTGAAGGGCTCATCGAAGATGTAGCCGTGATATGGGCCGCCAAGGTCAAGGTCATGACTCCGAGATAGAAAAAATGGCAGGGTTCTTTCAGTGGCTTTTCGGTCGGTCCTCATCGGACTCCAAACAAAAATTGTCTGCCCCTCCTCGGCTTGTTCAGGGTGGCTTCTTCGATGTCGTTGGAGAGGCCAGTTATCAAAAAGCGCTTCACAAGATTTGCGGTGGAAAAGGGCTGTACTCTGCAGAGCGCCAATGCATGGCAATGCTTGTTCCGGAGCCAGACAATCCCCACGATTCGAATGCCGTGCAGGTCATCATAGAGAACCGCTTGGTGGGATATCTGGCAAGACAGCACGCGATTGAATATCGCCAGCACCTTGGCGCTCAAGCGTCGTCGTGTGGTGCGAAAATCGTTGGCGGCTGGAAAGACGAACGCGGAGAAGGTCATTTTGGGATCAAGCTCAAGATAAAATGGCCGCCCCGCATTGCGAAAACATAACATCCCCATTTTGGGGTTGACATTGTTCCCCAAATCGGGGCACATTTTATTCCATCACCCCGATGGAGGCCGATGTGTTCCAGTTTATTTCCCGTCGCGCAAAGGCGCTTAACACCACCCCCGGAACGCTTGCTGACGATCTCGGCTGCTTCGCAGCGCTGACGGCAATTGCCGCCGTCGCCTACGCGCTGTTGGTGCTGGCATGAGTTTCATCACCGCGCGCTCCGGCCGAGTCGTGTCTCTTTCGGACCCGGATCCATCCACGATCGACATCCATGACATCGCATGTTCCCTCTCGCGCCTGAACAGGTTCTGCGGTGCAACCATGCTGCCGCTCAACGTTGCCGACCACTCGCTGAACGTGGTGCGCTTCATGTCCATGAAGAAAGCGCCGCCCGCCATGCTGATGCTTGGGCTGCTGCACGATGCCCATGAGGCCTACATCGGCGATATCACCACGCCGTTGCGCAAGGTGATCATGGCCCACGCGGGCACGGACCTAGTTCTCAGCATCGCCGACCGCCTGGACGCCGCGATCTTGAAAGCCTTCCGTGTCTGGCACAGCGCCAGCCTCGGCGCGCTCGCATGGGTGAAGACGGCCGACGCGGCAGTGTTCGCCGCCGAATGGCGCGACCTGATGCAGGGCCCCTGCCCCACGTCCGTCCAGGCTGCACCTTTTGCCATCAAGCCGCGCAACGCCGACAAGTCGGAGGAAATGTTCCTCGCGACCTTTGAGCGCCTGCAGCGCGAGATCGGGCCGCCGCCCGACCTGATCGAGGACGCTCAGTGAAACGCTATTTCAAATCGGAGACCAGAGCGCACGACATCATCGCGCTGTGGCGCGGTGGCGAGATGTCACTATCGAAGATTGCGCGGCAGGTCGGGTGCACCGCGTCCAATGTGCAGAAATGCCTGAAGCGGCACGTCCCGGAATATGCCGTCCGGCGGAAGCGGGCGGTCTTGAAGGTCTACGACCTGTCTCAGGATCATGTGCGCTGGCTCAACGAAGAGGCTCAGGCGCAGGGAGTTCCCATCGAGATGATGATCAGCGCGATGCTGGTGGATGCCATTGAGGAGGCAAGAGCAAATGACTGAATTGATCTACGGCGCGGTGATCTTTTTCTGCGGCCTATGCATCGGGTTCATGGCGGCTGCGGTTTTCGCGGTTGGCCGTGGCGCCGAAGTGGAAGAGTTCGACGGCGGCTTCACGCACGATCACCCTCCGCCGCGCGTGAGGAAACGCATCATGCCTGCGATCAACGAGACGAAGGACGGAAGCCCCTCGCCGTGAAGAACAAGCTCACCGACCTCAACAACCATCTGTTCGCCCAGCTCGAGCGGCTCTCGGACGAAAGCCTGACGCCCGAGGAGATCGAGAAGGAAGTCACCCGCGCCCAGGCCGTGGTCGCGGTCGCCGACTGCATCGTGGCGAATGCCGGGGTGCAGCTGAAGGCGGTGCAGCTCGCTGCCGATCACGGCGGGTTCGTGAAGGTGCCGTTTATGCACATCGAGATGAAAGAGCAATGAGCCGGAGCCGCCACATCGAATACAACGGTGCCGAGCTTGCGTGGATCGAGGCCAACGCGCACCGCCTGCGGAGAGAGGCTCACGCCGAGTTCTGCCAACTGTTCGGCAGAAACGACGTATCGCCGTCGAACTATGCCGCGCTCTGCAAGCGCAACGGCTGGCTCACCGGGCGCACCGGTCAGTTCGAGAAGGGCATGGAGTCCTGGAACAAGGGCAAACCCATGCCTTTCCACCCGAACAGCGTGGCGACCAGGTTCAAGACCGGAGAGCGGCGCGGCGTTGCGGTGAAGCTCTACAAGCCGATCGGCACCGAGCGGATGGCGAAGGATGGCTATCTCGAACGCAAGATCCACGACGGCATGCCGCTGCAGTCACGCTGGCGGGCCGTCCACCTGATCCGCTGGGAAGAGCTGAACGGCCCGCTGCCGAAGGGCATGGCACTCAAGTGCCTGGACGGCGACAAGCGCAACACGGATCCGGCGAACTGGGAGGCCGTGCCGCGCGCGCTGCTGCCGCGGCTGAACGGACGTTTCGGCCGGAACTACGACACGGCGCCGTCCGATCTGAAGCCAGCGATCATGGCGATCGCGAAGCTCGAGCACGCGGCGCGGGAAAGGCGGAGGAGAGATAGATGACCAACATTCTCGCCATCGTGATCCTGACGGGCGCCTCCTGCATGTCGCATGTTGGCCACTCGGAAGCCTTGCGGGTGACGACGGCCAGCAAGACGCCCTGCGCCGTCGTGATCCGGGCTCCAGTCGCCAATCCCTTCAAGGTGGCCCAGCAGCCGAACGAGCCTGCAGCCGCGGCGCCCGTGCCGCCGGTGAAGACCGTCGCCAAGAAGCAGCGGTGCGGCGGCCGGAAGGTGATCTGGTTCAAGAACAAGAGCGGCAAGCGCCGCTATCGGTGCGCGTAGAACGGGGAAATGTAACGATGTTGCACAGGCTCGAAAAAGGCGCAACCATCCGCGGCTTCCCGGTCTCGGCGCTCCGCTCCGAGGCGAGGAAGGGCAGGCTCGAGCTGATCAAGGTCGCCAACCGGCACTATGTCAGCGACGAAGCCATCGACGAAATGGTGAAGCGATGCAGCGAGACAAAGGCCCCCGGCTCTGGATCGAGAAAAGACAGGGCCGCGACCCCGTCTACGTCATCCGTGACGGAAAGACGAAACGCAGCACTGGTCTACCTCCAGACCGTCACGAAGAAGCCCGCCAGGAGCTCGCGCGCTACATAGCCGAGAACTACGGCCCGGAGCCCTACAAGGCGCAGGCCGCGCAGATCTCCGTGGCCGAGGTGCTGGCCTACTACGCCAGGACGCTGCAGAAGGCCGCCGAGCGCAAGAACACGCCAGCCGTCAGGCGCGGCACTGCCACAAGGATGATCCACATCGCCAATCTGCTGACCTTCTGGGAGACCAAGACGCTGGCCGACGTGCGGACCAGCGTGTGCGAGCAATACGAGGAGCACCGCAAGGCGATGCCCCGGCGCCGCGGCATGCGGAAGGGCGCGGAAGCGGTCAGCAGCGGCACGGTCCGGCTCGAACTGAAGACCCTCGGCCGCGCCATCACCGCCTGGCACGGCGAGAGCCCGCTGCCCGCCCTGCCGGTGATCTGGAAGCCGGACGCCCCGAAGGCCCGCGAACGGTATCTGGAGCGCCACGAGGCGGCACGGCTGATCCGCGCTGCGCGTCGGCTCAAGTTCCCGCACTTGGTCCGCTACATCCTGATCGGCATCTACACCGGCACCCGTGATGATGCCATGCGGCGGCTCCGCTGGATGCGGGCCAGCCAGGACGGCTGGATCGACACCACGCGCGGGATCCTCTACCGCGCGGGATTCGCCGAGGACCAGACGTCGAAGCGCCGGCCGCCGATGGTGCTGCCGGATCTGCTGCTGGGGCACACGCGGCGCTGGGCGGCGCGCGATGCGGCGGCTGGGCTGACGCACGCCATCACCTACCGCGGCCAGCCGGTGGGCGATCTTTACAAGTCATGGGCCTCGACGGTGAAGGCGGCGGGTCTGGACCGCGACGTGACGCCTCACACGTTGAAGCACACGGCGATCACATGGATGCTGTGGGCAGGACGGTCGATCTGGGAGGTCAGCGAGGACACCGGCACAAGCGCCAAGACTATCGAGGAGGTCTACGGGCATCACCGGACGGTCGAATCGCGGCTGGCGCGAGGCCGCCAATCTGTCGCCAAGCTGTCGCGAAAAGCCTGACGGTTCCCGGTGGTGAAATCTCAAGTCATTGATTTTGGAGGGTTAAAGTGGTCGGAGCGACTGGATTCGAACCAGCGACCCCTAACCCCCCAGATAACTGGCAACGCTCAAGTTCTTGAAATCGTTAGGTTGATCAATAGGAATAGATCGCCTTTTTCCGTGTTTGTTCACGTTCAAACTGTCGCAAACTGTCGCTGGCAACAGGACACCCCACACCCCTAACTATTGGAGAGATGAATGAGCGAGATTGTCGAAGGCGTGAAGGAAGCCCTTGCCATCGCGCGGGGGGAAATCCCGGCTGCACGCATACACCATCAGGGCCACGCCTATGTGCCAGAGGCCGAAGCCAAAGCCACCATAGCCAGGCTCGAGGCGGAACTAGAGCGTTACCGCACCCTCGACCGCAAGGCCGACACCTACTGGATTGCCGATGACCCGGAGATTGGGCACACCGGCTGGACGGACGCGATTGATGATGCCGACGCTGGTGAGATTCGGGAAGTGTGGCGCGGCGGCACCTTTGAAGTCATCTTCTGTGCTCACGTCTACAATTCTGACGAGTGCCAGACTTTCATCAAAGAGCCGACGCTTGAAGCCGCAGAAGCCAAGGTCCGCGCCCTTACACAGGAGAAGACTGATGACTGAGATAGTTAAACGGCTTTACGAGACGCCGCTCTATTACGGGAGCGGCGAAGCCAGTGCATTGGGCGAGGAAGCCGCCGACGAGATCGAACGCCTCACAGAGGAGGTGGAGCGGATGAGAGCGGCGCTGAAGTTTTACGCAGACAAATCTAACTGGACAAATCTGTTCGGCTGCCCGCCCGCCATCCACGATCATGGAAATAAGGCCCGCGCCGCCCTTACTGCACAGGAGACGACTGATGTCTAAGATTGTCGCGAAGTTGGTGAAGAAACTGCGGAGCAGTTCCTGCTGCGACGCGCCAATGTGCAACTGTGACGAAGCCGCCGACGAGATCACCCGCCTCACCGCAGAGGTGGAGCGGATGAGAGAGGCGCTGAAGCGGATCGCAACTGACGACGAAGGTGACGCCGACTTGAATGAATGGGGAGCCGCCGCTATCGCCCGCGCCGCTCTCACCCCTCACACAGGAGAAGACTGATGACTGATATTGTAAAGCGGGCTCAAATCAAGGCGGGAATGATCCGCATGTGTGAGCCCATAGCATTTGGGTCTGACGCTGACCTGTTAGATGAACGCGCCGCCGAGATCACCCGCCTCCGTGCCAGTGAACGAAGCGCATGGAATGCGGCTGCGGATCGCGATGAGCAGATCGAGCGCCTCAAGGCAGAGGTGGAGCGGAAGGACAAGGCGCTCGAAGGCATCAGGAAGCGCCGCTACCAGAATCGCGAGACGGTCAACCCCGATAATGCATTTCAAGCATTTGGGCGGCTGAACAAGGAAATCTGCGCGATCTATGTCGAGTGTGACGCCGCCCTCACACCCTCTCACACAGGAGAAGACTGATGTCTGATATTGTCGAGAGAATGGAGCAATATGAATTGGCGGAACGAACCGCCGCCGAGATCACCCGCCTCCGTGCGGAGGTGGAGCGGCTGGTTAAGTCGCGCAATCGCTGGGGCCAGAAATACAACAAGCTCCTAAGCGCGGTTCGCACTGAAAACGCTTATGGGGTTTATACCGAAGCCCGTGATGAATATCGCCGGGTCATCACCGAACAGGCATCGGAGATAGAGAAACTGAGGAACGATGTGCGCCTCGCTGTGATGTCTGACAGCAAAGAATGCACAGCAATCAGCGAGGTGAACGCCCGCCTCCGTGCGGAGGTGGAGCGCTGGAAGGAGGCTGCGACCCCCAGTACAGAAACCAAGGCGGCATACTGGGGCGAGTTCCATATTTCGGATGAAATCCTAGACGACGAGGGAAACTACATCACGCGCAAGGTCGCTGTGCCGTGGACCACGGTTAAAGAGATCATGGCGGCAATCAGCGCCCGCGCCGCACTCACCCCCTCTCAGGAGCCCCGCACATGATTGACACAAAGCAGATACCCGATGAGGTAGTGAGGGCTTCATTTGCGGAATACACGAAGCAGCTTCAAACCGCACCAAACTTAGAAACAGCATGGGCCGCAACCATCGCCGCCGCCCTCGCAGCATGGCCGGATGCGTTCATCACCAAGTACAGCGAAGGTGCGCCAGCCTTTAACATCCCCCTCAAGGAGACACAGAATGCAGAGTGACCCCGCACACGATGAACTGGTGGAGAAGGTGGCGCGGGCGATTTGTGACGCCGAATGGGACAAAGGGCATTATGATAGCGATGCCATGTCGAAAAGCGAGAGAGGTGCTTATGAAGCACTCGCCCGCGCCGCTCTCGCAGTAGCCCGCCCGGTGATACGGGAGGAGTGTGCGCGGGTGGCGGAGTTCTAGTCATGGGGGCTCGCGGTTATTCCGTTACACTCCCCCCTGACGACGACTTTTACTTGGTTAGGGAGGAACAGTTAGAAGAATTGGAGAAGGGCGGAAGTACCCGATCTTTGCAAATCTCCATAGCGTGCCTGGGCGTAGCCCTCGGGTACGTTCCATCAGCTATCGAAACGCTAAGGGAGTACTCAGAAACCGACTCCATACCCGCTTTTGATCTGGTGCTATTGGTTATATTTGTTGCGCTCATAGTTGTGTTTGTTGCAAAACTCTTTGAGCACCTCCATCAAAAATCGAACGTGAACACTCTGTTAGCCAAAATCAAAGCTGGCCAAAAAGTGAAGGTTGACCCTGAGACTAGATCAACCTGACTTCGTTTGCCCCAATAGCTTCTAGACATTGGAGTAGAAACGCCGCTGAAAATCCACCGCGACTGATCTTATTGTTCAGATTTCGCTCTGTCTCGTGGATTCCTATCTCGGCAAGTTTCTCGGACAGGCCTGAATAAGTCATGCCTTTCCGCTTCAATTCCGCTTTGAGCAGGTTCTTGGCCTTGGCCTCGAACTCAATGGTCCGGGGGTTATCCTTCCAAGGGGTAACTTTTGGCGGCGGGTTATCGTTTGTCATCATAAAAGCATGTACAGGAATGCGTCGGCGAAATGCAACCTTACATAGAGCAGCAATGCACTTACGGGAGATGAACATGGCTAACGCTAGCGATTACAAGGTAGGGCGGACTTCTCAAGGCCGATGGGCCGCAACGTCTATATCTGCTCCGTATTTTTATTTTGAAGGCGACAACCGCGAAGAGGTCGTGCAGATCGCAAAGCGGGCGCGACAATTCTATGCAGCCGCCATCAGGGCGATGGAGTAGGAGAGAGAAGATGAGCGAATGGCAACCAATTGAGACGGCCCCCAAGGATGGAACGAACGTTTTTGTGTGCGTTCCAACGGACAGTAGCTTTCCGACTGCGGCTTTCTATTTAACGTCAGCGTACTGTGAAGAAGAATACGGTGATCCAGACTATATGGAAGAGGGCTGGTACTGGGCACCGGGCTATCCGTCAGACTTTCACGACCACCCAATAAACCCAACCCACTGGATGCCGATGCCCGCCCCTCCCTCCGCATGACGAGCGGGCCTGCGCCTATGCCCCCATCTCCCGAATCCGCATCACGATTCGATAATCCAGCCCTCGCCACTCTATAGGCGTCCCAGCGGCCTTATGGGCTGCAATAGCGGCCTTCATGCCGGGGGACACTCCGAGGCAGCTATAGACCGCCACGAGGTCCGCATGACGCCCCCAGGCAAGCCCCATGGCGATCCCCAGCGCCCTTTCGTGAGGCTGGGCGTCTTGCAGGATCTCGGGGAGGAGGTGGTGTGACGCCATGGGCGACTCTCCCCGCCTCACGCAATCGGCCATCGCCAGCCGCAAATACTCCCGATGCTGTTCAATCGAAAGGTAAGGCGTGGCGGCATAGGGGGATTCCACGATCACGAGCCTCATGCACGGCAGGGAGGTCACGCGGCGCGGCCTGTGTAAATGGAGCCCTCCACAGGGTCGCCAACGGCAATCTTCCATCGCCTCGCCACGCCATAGCGGGGATGGATGGTGAGCATCCATTGCGCCGCCGGGTGCGATCTCATGCGACCTGACCGGGAATACTCGGACGGGCCAACCAGAGACGGGTTGACGATCCCATATTCAAGCTCCAACGGCGTATGGAAGTGGCCCATGACAATCACGTCAATCACCCGGCCCTCGGCAAGGTAGTCCTGGACGATCTTCTGCATCCCGCGCGCAGCGGTGGCGGCCGG